TAGATTGTCTGTTGGCACCCTCATTTAGTGATGCCACGACTGATGATGGTGTTAAGTGGAATGACCCTGCAATAAATGTTGTTGAACTCGATGAAATGTTTGAGGAACTTTGATACTTAGTGCCACGGGGGTTGACATCAGTTAGTCCCCGTGATATGATGGAGGAGGGTATCAGTAAACCACAGTTATTTTAAGGGCGTTCGTTTATATCGTCGGCGGGCGTGATATAAAATTAATGGGTCCCCCTAACCTACAGAGGTGACAATTCGACCTCGATATATAATTCCGAAGTTAATTTCATATTGGTAAAAAAAATTTCGCCCAAAAAAAATTTTATGGATAAGGTTTATCACATCTATGCAAAGGAAGAGTGTTTATACAACAATCTAAATGAAGAACAATTTGTTAATACATGGGAAACCCTCAAGGGAATGGTTGGTCTAATGAAGACTGATTATGAACTTGAGGATTTGTCATATGAGGAGGTAGTTTGCCCCCATGGAGGTGCTGGTGGGGATAACCCGAATGAACCACCTGGATCTGATTCATATTGACAACATACATATTAAACGTTATAATTGATCTTGAAGGTTAACTCATCTTATGGCTAAAGGATTTACAGTTAAAGCAAATGCTCCCAAGAAGAAAGAAGCAGAGTGGGACATTGCTGCTATCAAAGAACGCATGAAAGGAAAGACGATTGTATTCTGTCTTCCTGGACGTGGATGTTCATATACATTTCTGAAGAACTTTGTTCAACTCTGCTTTGATATGGTACAGAGTGGTCTGAGTATTCAGATTAGTCAAGATTATTCTTCAATGGTCAACTTTGCACGTTGTAAGGTTCTTGGTGCAAATGTTCTTCGTGGTCCTCAACAAACTCCTTGGGATGGTCGTCTTGAGTATGACTATCAACTGTGGATTGATAATGACATTGTTTTCAACACTGAGAAGTTTTGGCAACTGTGTGACATGGCAATCCCTGCAGAAGGTGAAGAGAAAGAAATCGTTGCAGGATGGTATGCTACTGAGGATGGTCACACAACCTCTGTCGCACACTGGTTGGAGGAAGATGATTTCCGTAAGAATGGCGGAGTCATGAATCACGAGAATGTAGAATCCATTAGTAAGCGTCGTAAGCCCTTCACCGTGGATTATACAGGTTTTGGATGGGTACTCATCAAGAAGGGTGTCTTTGAGAATCTGGAATATCCTTGGTTTGCTCCTAAGATGCAAGTCTTTGAGTCTGGCAAAGTTCAAGACATGTGTGGTGAGGATGTCTCATTCTGTCTTGATGCAAAGGAAGCAGGTTATGAAATCTGGTGCGATCCTCGTATCAGAGTCGGTCACGAAAAAACTCGCGTTATCTGAGGTACTGAACAATGATGATGAAAGGCGGCACTTATGTCAAAAGCAAGCCGAAGAAAACTCGGCAAGGAAACTCGCAATACACTCTCCTATCCGCGACTTCTCGTAATAAGAAAAGGAAGCGTTATCGTGGACAAGGACGTTGAATGTATGATCTGACCCTCTACACCTATCTTGCACCCAGTAAAGTCTGTGGTGGAGTGGGTGTTTTTTCTTTGTGTGATATTCCAAAGGGCACTATGATATGGAAAGGCAGACAAGAATCGCAAAAGATAAAATGGAATGATATTCCTAAATGGATGCAACAACACATTGCATCAATGACATGGTGTGATAAAGATGGATTCTGGATTGATTGTGACCTTGATAGGATCTATCAGGCATATTACGTTAATCATTCCGATAATCCTAATGTAGGTATTGATGAAGACGAATTCTATGTTGCAATTAAGGATATTAAAAAAGATGAAGAATTGTTGTATAGATACTCTGAGATAGAGCAAACTTGGACATGAGCGCATTAATTTGTAACCTCCCCTCGGTTGAGGTATGGGTACGTAAAGAGTATCTCACAGATCACCAATCAGGACATGGCGAATTTGTAAAGGGCGTTTGGGTATCATGCAAATCGATTCCTGGACGTGCTTTCTATTTTGAGACATACTTACCAGAGTATGCTGCAATGTATGATAAATTGCCCATCAGCGCGTTTGTAAGCGCCCCTGAGACGCCTTCACCTGATATGAACCTACCTAACCTACAATTCTGGAATTGTATGGATTACGGGGTCATGTCGATTCATAAGCAATTCCTTGGATCAATGGATTTTGAGTGCTATACAAGAGATCATGGCATCGTCAAAGGTGAGTATATTTGTACGATAGATAACTATCATCAGGATTGTGATGTAATTGACTATGCAACAAGTGAAAATCCAGCTGAACACAAGTCTCACAACCTGATTGAACTTGAAAATGGTCAATATGCACTGTATCCTAACAACAGAATGCGTATTTTTGACAATAGTTTGACACCTGTTGACCCTAAGATGCCTGATTTTAAGGTATCGACACAATATTACAGTGTTGAAAATGGTTTTGAACGTCTTGGCATGGGTCGTGAAGACGAATATTTCTGGAAAACCGCAAAAGAACGCGAAAATTTATCCAAAGAAGAGGAAAATGACTCCGAATAACGATTTTTTAGACAATTTGGGCAATGATCAGCATCAAAAAATGCTAAGAGAGATCTCTAACGACAAAATCACTCCAAAAAAGACCGATAAAATCAAAGAGAGTGAACTTTTTGACCCAGAGGGCGATCCAGAACCACTTTTTGGTTGATAAATAATACATAATTGCCGTATTGTTGTGCCTTTAGAGAGGGTAAGTCAAGGTTTTAGGGACGTTAGTATGTCCTTTAAGTCTAATCCATTAACTGACGACTTAATTGTGCTCAAAAATGAGAATGCAATTGCTCGTTCAGTGCGAAATATTGTATTTACCCTCCCTGGAGAGAAATTTTTTAATGAAAACTTTGGATCAAGAATCTCCAAACTGCTGTTTGAGAATATGGATGATCTGACAGCTGCATCAATTAAGGATGAGATAGAAAGATCTATTAGAAATAATGAACCAAGAGTGAGATTGAGATCTGTCAAGACTCTTCCCAATTTTGAGAACAATCAGTTTGACGTAACAATCATATATGACATCATTGGTGCAGATGTGCCTGCACAGCAATTAGAATTCGTGTTGCAACCCACAAGGTAAAATGCCATTAGTCAATTTTTCTAACCTGGACTTTGAACAGGTTAAAACATCCCTAAAAGAGTATCTAAGGTCAAACTCTAACTTTACTGATTATGATTTTGAAGGGTCTAACCTTTCAACGATTGTTGATGTTTTGGCATACAACACTTATATTACCTCATACAACGCAAACATGGTTGCGAATGAGGTTTTTATTGATAGTGCGACTTTGAGAGAAAATATTGTTGCACTTGCGCGAAATATCGGATATGTTCCAAGATCAAGAAAGGCAGCATTAGCAACAATTAGTTTTTTTGTTGATACATCTTCAATTATACCAACTCCCGCAACACTTACATTGAAAAAAGGTGTTGTTGCGTCATCATCAGGAGGATTTGCAGGACAATCTTTTGTATTTTCAATTTTAGAAGATGTAACAGTCCCAGTTTTTGATGGAATTGCTTCTTTTGACGATCTTGAGATTCATGAAGGTGTTCTTTTAGAGTCCAACTTTACATATTCTGCTACAAATCTCAATCAGAAGTTTATTTTACCAAATGCTGGCATTGATACTGAGTTAATTCGAGTTACAGTAAAAAATAATGAATTTTCAACTGCCGCGGCTAAGTACAGTTTGCAAGACAGTCTTTTTGAAATTAATTCTGATTCAAAAGTTTATTATATTCAAGAAATTGAAGATGAGAGATACGAACTCATCTTTGGAGATGGTGTTTTTGGAAAAGCACTTGAAGAAGGTAATTATATAACCGCAAATTACATTGTCAACAATGGTGATGCTGCAAATGGTATCAGTCAGTTTAATTTCTCAGGTAGACTAACCTATACCAGAAACAGCACTGAGTTTAATGTCACCTCTGGAGTGTCTCTGGTGACTCCTGGGGTGGTTTCTGCTGGTGGAGAGAACATTGAGACCGTGGAGTCAATTAAAAAGTTTGCTCCAAGAATTTACGCGACTCAAAACAGAGCACTGACAGCAAATGACTATGAAACTCTGATTCCATCGAAAATTTATCCAGAAACAGAGTCCATCTCCGTATTTGGTGGTGAAGAGTTAGCTCCTCCACAATATGGAAAGGTCTTTATTAGTATCAAACCCAAATTTGGCGATTATCTGCCAAACTTGATCAAAGAAAATATAAAACTCAAACTTAAGAAGTATTCTGTTGCAGGTATTGTTCCAGAAATACTTGATCTTAAGTATCTGTATATTGAAAGCAATACAAAAGTCTACTATAACACAAATTTATCACCATCTTCTGAATTTGTATCTACTTTAGTGCAAAATAATGTCACAAAGTACTCCGAATCAACTGAGTTAAATAAGTATGGGGCGAGATTCAAATACAGTAAATTTTTGAAAGTAATTGATGATAGTCATGAATCGATCACATCGAATATAACAACTATTCAGATGCGACGTGACTTGAGAGTAACCCTAAGTGCTTTAGTTGAGTACGCAATTGGTTTTGGTAATGCCTTCTATATTAAACGCATGAGTGGATATAATATTAAAACAACTGCATTTAGAGTTGAAGGAATTAACACTGACGTTTACATTTCAGATCTTCCAAACAGTGATAGAGAAACTGGAGAATTATTCTTGTTCTCTGTTCCATCTATAAATTCTACAAATCCCACTATTGTTAGAAGAAATGTTGGATCTATTGATTATAGGAGAGGCGTACTAACTCTAAATCCTATAAATGTTTTATCGGGCAAAACAAAAGATGGTCAAACCATTATTGAAATATCTGGATGTCCCGTTTCTAACGATGTGATTGGTTTACAAGACCTTTATCTACAGTTAGAGATCTCAGATAGTACATTTGAAACAGTTGTAGATGAAATCTCATCTGGTTTAGATCCATCAGCATCAAATTATGTTGTTTCCTCCAGTTATGCAAATGGAGTTTTAGTGAGACCCGGTGGAAGAGGTAGTGTTCCTGTAGCACCTGCTGCAACTGCAACAACTACTCCTACAGGTAGAACTGTACCACTTGCAAGTGTTGCTGATGGGACAGCAACTACAACCACAACATCAACACCTACAACAACATCTACTCCATCAACTGGCGGAAGCTCCGGCGGCGGTGGCGGTTCATACGGTTACTAATAGTATCATAAAATGGCAGAAAAGAGAGTTCAGTTTAACAACGTAGTACAGAATCAGCTCCCCTCTTATGTTAGAGAGGAGTTTCCTCTTATTTCTGATTTTTTAAAACAATATTATCAGGCACAAGAATTTCAGGGTGCCCCTGTTGATTTAATTCAGAATATTGACCGTTACATTAAACTTGATGAGACAACTAATCTCACAGATTCTGTCACGTTGTTGTCGGATGTAGATTTTCTTGATACAACCGTAAAAGTTGATCTTGCAATTAATCCTACGGGCACAAAAGGATTTCCAGACTCATATGGTCTGATTCAGATCAATGATGAAATTATTACATATACATCAAAAACAAATTCTCAATTCGATGGATGTATCAGAGGATTTGTTGGAATTACTTCATATAGAGCAGATATAAATCCAGAAAATTTAGTATTTGGAACCTCAACTGCCAATGAGCACAAGAGTGGTTCTAAAATTAAGAACTTAAGTAATCTTTTCTTAAAAGAGTTTTTATCAAAAACCAAGCGTCAGTTTTTACCTCTCCTTGACGAAAGACCACTTTCAAGTGAGTTAAATCAAAATCTCTTTATTAAACAATCAAAAGATTTTTATCTGAGTAGAGGAACTGATAGATCTTTTGAGATTTTATTTCAGGCACTATACAATGAAGACGTAACAGTTGTAAAACCAAGAGATTTTCTTTTTACACCCTCTAATTCAGATTATAGAGTTACCAATGATCTGGTTGTTGAAGCTGTAACCGGTGATCCTTTAGATCTTGATCAGGCAACTCTTAATCAAGAACCATATCCTACTGCAAATATTGTCAGGGCATATGCACCAATCACTGCGGTAGAAAAACTTCAGGTTGGAACTGCAAAAAGTTTTTATAAATTAAGTCTTGATGGTGGATATGATAGGGACGTTGAAGTTGAAGGTGCTATTCGTGGATCTTTCGGTGTTCATCCAAAAACAAAACTGATTGGTCAAGTATCTGCTGGTGCAAGTATTTTAAGTGTAGATTCTACCGTTGGATTTGGAACAACAGGTGAGATAGCAGTTGTGTACAATGACACGACAACTGGTTTTGTTTCATATACATCTAAGACCTTAACTGAGTTTTTTGGTTGCTCCAATGTGACAGGAACAATCTCCGATGGTGAAGACGTTGGTATTAATACGTTTGCCTTTGGTAGATCATTCAGAAACCAAGATGAAATTATCACTGTAAGAATTAACTCGGTTCTTAATAACTTAGAATTACCAGATAACACAAAAAATTTCCGTGATGGTGATACGGCAAGAATTAGAACTTTAGGTAGAGATAAGAGTGAAACTATATTTACAAATTGGTTTTATAATTATGCATCATCGCATAAAGTAAACTCAATCAAATTAGTTGATGCCTCTGATAACAGTTATGATCTTCAGTTAAATCAAAGACAGTTTTTCCGTCCTAATGATAACATTGACGTTATAGATGATACTGGGGCTACTCGAACTGGAGTTGTTTATTCTATCCTATCTGATACTGCGATTGCTATTAAAGGATCTGGATCTCTAAATCCAAATAGATCATACACAATAAGTAGGAAAATTTTAAAAGGTAACGCTCAGCAGTTTCCTTCAGCACAATTATATCAAGCAAATATTCAAGGAATTTATGATAATCAGGAAAATTTCCTTGTAGCATCATCTTCCATTCCCTCATACTTTACATCTGCAATTAATACAAGTGACAGAACAGTAACTTTTTCAGGAACTTTCCTTGGAGATGAACTCGAAGTAACTCCTCTTGATAAACATAATTTCTTTTCTGGTGATGCAGTATATTATGCTGCACAATTAAAAGAGGAATCCTTTGTTAATGATAGTGGAAATGTAGAAAAAAGAATAGTAAAGGGAACTTCTCTTGGAGCAAATTTCCCTGATGGATTATATTATATTAAGAGAATAAGCGATACAACTTTAAAACTTGCTAAGAGTAGAAGTGATGTATACAATAATAAATTTGTTTCGGTTGAAAGTTCAACCACAGTAACTGATAATACTCTACAACCATTTACTTTTAGGGACAAGACTCTTGAATCTCAAAAGTTAATTAGAGAGATTCCTAAAAAAGCACAACATACTGGAATATTAACTCCTACCGAACCAGGATTCACTGGTGTTTTGGTTAATGGTGTAGAAATTTTAAACTACAAATCTCCAGATGTTGTCTATTATGGGCAAATCAATGATGTTGAAGTTCTTGCTCAAGGATCAGACTATGATATTATTGATCCTCCACTTCTTTTTGTTAGCGACACTGTTGGAACAGGTGCAACCGGAGATGTTGCAGTATCTGGATCTTTAGAATCCATTAGAGTTCTTGATCCTGGATTTGATTATAGTGAAAAACCAACCATAACAATTGTGGGTGGTAACGGTGACGGAGCATCTGCAATTCCAAATATGAAACTGATTGATCATTCAGTTTCATTCTTCGCAGAGGCTGCATCTAATAGAGTTGCTGTTGGTTCTACACAGCCAACTATTGGATTCTCTACCTATCATAAACTGAGAAATGGTGAGCAGATAATCTACAGAACAAATGGTCAGCAAGGAATCGGTGGTCTTACGACCGATGCTAAGTATCATGTTTCTGTTCAAGATAATCAAACTGTAAAACTTCATAACAATTTAAGTGATGTTCTTGCAGGAATTAACACAGTAGAATTCACTTCTTTCGGAAATGGATCTCATCAACTTCAAACTGTTAATAAAAAATCCGTAGTTGAGTCAGTTTCAGTTATTAACAGTGGATCTGGATATGAAAATAAAAAGAGATCTTCAGGAATTTCTGGAATCAGCACGTATCAAGATTCTATTGGTATAAAAAATCATGATTTTAAGTCTGGCGAAAAGATAAAGTATACCGCTGGAACTTCTGCAATCGGTGGTTTGACTGATGGAAAAGAATATTATGTTATTAGAGTTGATGATGATAACTTTAGATTAACAGAAGTAGGACTCACTACATCAACAAGAACTCTCTTCTATGATACCAATCAGTTTATTCAACTAACATCCACTGGTGCTGGAACACATTCATTTAACTATCCTCCAATTTCAGTTTCTATCTCTGGACGAATTGGAATATCTCCTATTGGATCTAAAACATTCCAGGCAGAAATTCAACCAATCTTTAGAGGAGAAATAACTTCTGTCAATCTTTCTAACAATGGTGTTGGATATGGATCATCTGAAGTTCTTAATCTTGATAGACCTCCTTTAGTAACTGTTGTTTCTGGACAAGATGCACAGTTGTCACCAGTAATTAATAATGGCCGTTTACAAGAAGTATTAGTATTAAATTCTGGCAAAAAATATAATTCGCCACCAGATCTGACTATCACTGGAGATGGTATTGGTGCAGTCATAACTCCAGTCATGTCTAACGGAACTATAACTTCAGTTAAAGTTCTTGAATCTGGACTTGGATATGAACAGAGTACAACTTCTATTGATGTTGTGTTCCCTGGTAGAGGTGTAACTTTAAAAGCAAACCTTCAAAATTGGAGAGTTAATCTATTCCAGAAAAACTTATTCAATTTTAAAGATGATGATGGTATTGTTGTAAATGGAACAAATGAAGATTTTGGACTGCAGTATGCTCACGTATATGCTCCAAGAAAATTCAGACAGTTAATCTACTCTGTTAATGCAGAAGGAAAAAGTTTATACGGAGATGCTGATTTAAAAATCAATGTCAATACTAAGCAGGAAGAAGTTTCAACTCAGCATTCTCCCATAATCGGATGGTCATATGATGGACATCCAATCTATGGACCATACGGATATTCTACACGTTCTGGTGGATCTGTAGTTCCTATGGAAACTGGATATGTAGAAGATGCAACTAAACCACAGAGACCTCCTCTGACAATGTGGCCATCTGGATTCTTCATTGAAGATTTTACTTATAAGAATAAAGCAGGAGATACTATTCTTGATGAAAATAATGGAAGACATTGCGTAACTCCAGATTTTCCAAATGGAACTTATGCGTATTTTGCAACAATTGCAACTGATGAAGCAGACACTCAATCACCATTTACAGGGTTTAGAAGACCGAAATTCCCATATCTGGTGGGAGAAAATTATCATGCCAAACCAAATACATTTAATTTTGAAAAGGTAGCAAATCAAGATGAGTTTAATTTTAATAATTCAAACTACATCAAAAATACAACACCTTTTAATTACATTGATGGTAAAAATACAAGGTATAAGTATGTCTCTCTTCCAGGTGATTTAAATCAAGAGGTCGAAGTTGTTAATGCATTTAGAGGACCCATTGATTCTGTTGGTATCATCACTGGAGGAAACAATTACAAGGTTAATGACCCAGTTGTATTCAATGAGTCAAACACAGGTGGTGGAGGCGTTTCTGCAAGGGTCTCACGCATTTTAGGAAGACCTGTTGAAAGTGTAAGTGTTGCCACAAGTTCCATTTCTGGAGTTGAATTTTACCCATCTGGAGTAAAAGGTAAATTTATTGCCTTCACTGAAAACCCCAATGATTTCAGAAATTCTGACATCATCTCTGTAAGTGGTGTTTCAACTTCTGGGTCTAAACTGGAAGGAACTTATCTTGCAGGTATTGGAACAAATGTTTATAAGGTAGCTGGAGTAGGAACCACATCCTCTGGAATCGGAACTGTTGAAGCAACTGGTATCGTCACTTTCATTAATGTAGTTGGCAATTTAAATTATCCAGACATTAGAGAAAATGATATTCTTCAAATTGGAACAGAAACTGTCAAAGTTCTGAACGTTGATCCACGTCTCTCAAGATTGAGAGTTCGTAGATCTGTAAACGGTGTTGTTGGTGTATCTCATACAGTTGGAACTGGTGTAACTTCTCTGCAGAGAAAATTAAATATTACCTCTGGATTTAAGACAGATTTTGCATATAGAACTAATAAGGAAGTTTACTTTAACCCAGTAGAAACTGTAGGTCTTGGGACCACTGGTGGTGTTGGTATTGGAAGCACTATCTTCTTCACCAACCCAGGAACTGGTGCAACATCAATCATTATTCCGACCAAGACTCTCTTCTTTAAAGATCATGAGTTTAGAACTGGCGATCTTGTAACCTATTCTTCTGGTATTGGTTCTGGTATTGTTGTTCAAGATGAGACAAATGTTGGAGTTGGAACAACTCTTGCAAGTGGAACACAATTGTTTATTGCAAAAGTATCGGAGAACCTTATTGGATTATCAACAGTAAGAGTTGGTCTTGGAACAACTGGGACATTTGTAGGTGTCAATACTACTGCTTCTACTACATTAGCATTCCTTGGTATTGGAACTGGTGTTGAGCATAGTCTCAAAACTAACCACGATGCAATAACTGGAACTGTTTCGAGAAATAGAGTAACTGTTTCTACGGGACAAACTCATGAACTTCATGTTAATCATGATATCTTCCTGGAGGTAAATCCTGGAATAGCATCTGCATTTAATATTAAGTACAATGATTTCAATAGAAAGGTTATTGTCAATCCCAAGTCTTATAACTCTACTGGAATTAACACCTCAACAGGTGTGATCACAATTGTAAATCATGAGTTTGTAAACGGTCAAAAAGTAATTTACACATCTGGAGATGTTGCTGAGGGACTTACTGATAATGACATTTACTATGTCGCAGTCACCGGAAAGGACACATTTAAACTTGCAAATACTTATGAGGATTCCATAAGAAATATTCCAGCATCAGTTGGTATTGCAAGCACTGGTGGTGGTGGCACGATTAATCCAATTAATCCACCACTGAAGTTATATAAAGATTCCACAGTCACTTTCACTCTTACGGATTCATCTTTAGCACACACAGTTCAAAACACTTCATATTCATCATTTGAATTAAACTTATATCATGATTCCAATTTTACAAACAAGTATCTTGGCAAATTAAGTGATAATAAAAATTATGATGTAACGAAAACTGGTAGACCTGGTATTGACGGAACAGCCAAACTTTCTCTGGTAGTTAATGACAATACTCCAGATGAACTTTACTATAGATTAGATCCAGTTTATGAAAGTGGAGATGTGCCAACTG